CTTATAATGCAGAAACTGGTGGCAATCTCAAAGCACCAGTAAAGTCGGGGGACAACCCTCGCAGAGCAAGTTTCTTGGCTCGAATGGGTGGAAATGATGGCCCTGAGTTCAAGAATGGTGAACCAACGAGACTGCTTCTTTCGCTAAAGGCATGGGGTGCAAACTCCAAAGCTGACGCAAAGGCAAAAGCTAGAGCTATATCCGCAAGGAACAAGGCAAAGGCGAAATGAGAGCATTATCAGTTGGAGTTAGTCCTACAGCGGCAGTAGACACAACAGTCTATACCTGTCCTACTGGCTATTACTCTAAATTCACTGTAATGTATATACACAATACAGGTGGTTCTACCAAGCATATAACTGTTCAATGGTTTGACGCAAGTGCTAATACAACCCTTGATATATTGACTCAATACAATTTCACATCAAAAAACTATCTTCAGTTTGATGGCAATGCCTACATTGTTTTAGAAGAAGGCGATAAGTTAAAAATAACTACTGAAGCGGGAAGCACATTCAGTTTTATAGCAACATTTGAAGAAGAAGGGTTGACTAGATTATGACTCTACTAGAACTTGTCAACGATGTTTTGATTCGTTTGCGCGAACCTGTTGTAACCACTTACACAGAAACCGCCTATTCCACTTTGGTTGCAAAATTTGTAAACGATGCAAAGCGTCAAGTGGAGGATTCTTTTGGTTGGAATTCTTTGGGGCAGACTATCACTGTGACTACTGTAGCTTCAACCCCATCATATTCACTCACTGGTGCTGGTCAGAAGTTTCAGGTGATGGATGCCATCAATACAACCAGTAATGTTGGTTTGACTAACATCACATTTGTGGACATGAACCGCAAACAGAACTTCTTGCCTCTGGTCAACTCAATTCCTACAGAATTTACTTTTGATGGACTAGATGCTTCTTACGACACCAAAGTCAGTTTGTTTCCAATTCCTGATGGCGTGTACACACTGAAATTCAGTCTGACGATACCTCAGGCAACTTTGGCGGCTGACAGCACTGTGGTTCTTGTGCCTGATGTAGTTGTTGCTCAAGGTGCGTATGCTAGGGCATTGATTGAGCGTGGTGAAGATGGTGGATTGTCTTCATCAGAGGCTTATTCACTGTTTCGATCCATGCTCTCCGATTACATTGCTTTAGAGGCAAATCGGTATCCAGAAAATCAACAATTTGTTCCGCAATGAGCCAACAAATTCAGCCCTTCTCTATATCAGCCCCAGGATTCTATGGGCTGAATACTCAAGACTCGCCTCTTGATTTGAATGCTGGTTTTGCACTGGTTGCAACAAACTGCATCATAGATCAGTATGGTCGTATTGGATCACGGGAAGGATGGTCAAGGGTTAACGCATCTTCTGGCAACCTTGGTGCAAATGATGTAACTGTTATCCATGAGTTGGTGCAGACTGATGGCACTTTGACTGTATTGTTTGCTGGAAACAACAAGATTTTTAAGTTGAGTTCTACAAACACTGTGACTGAACTTACCTATGGGGGTGGGGGTACTGGGCCAACCATAACGGCAAGCAACTGGCAATGTGCGTCACTCAATGGCATTACATACTTCTTTCAGTCTGGTCACAATCCTTTGATTTATGATCCTGCTGTTAGCACCACCACATATAGGCGTGTCAGTGAGAAAACTGGTTATGTCGCTACTGTTCCTGATGCCAACATTTGTATTTCTGCTTTTGGGAGATTGTGGGTAGCAAATACCACCACTGTGAATTCAACTGTTTACTTCAGTGATTTGATTGCTGGTCATGTATGGTCAACAGGAACTGCTGGTTCCTTGGACGTTTCACGGGTGTGGCCCAATGGGTCTGATGAGATCACAGGGTTGGCAGCACACAATGGATTCTTGTTTATCTTTGGAAAGCGTCAAGTCGTAATTTATGCAAATGCGACTACTCCATCAACCATGTCTCTTAGCGACACTGTTGAGGGTATTGGTTGCATTGCCAGAGATAGCATTCAGACCACCAGCACTGATGTTTTGTTCCTATCTAACTCTGGTGTTAGATCGTTGATGAGAACGATTCAAGAGAAGTCTGCACCTGAAAGAGACTTGTCAAAGAACATCCGAAATGACTTGATGAGTGCTGTTGCTGGTGAAACATTAGCAAATATCAAGTCTGTCTATTCTGAAAGAAAAGCGTTTTACCTGTTGACAACCCCTAGCATTGATACAACTTGGTGTTTTGATACTAAGGCTTATTTGCCTGATGGTTCTGCCAGAGGTACAACTTGGGATTCAATTACGCCCAAATCTATGTTGTCTCGCAGAGATGGGTCTTTGTACATTGGCAAGAATGGGTATGTGGGCTTGTATAACACCTATCAAGATTACCAATCTTCATATCGTATGTTGTACTACACAAACCATGCAGACCTTGGCAGTCAGAATGTAACTTCTATTTTGAAGAAACTGTCCATTGTTGTTATTGGCGGGACAAACCAAATAGTGACATTCAAATGGGGATTTGACTTCAAAACCAACTACTTGTCTGACAATGCGCTAATTCCATCACAAGGCGAGTCTTACTATGCTATTGCTGAATATGGTGCAAATGCCACAACAGTTGCATACTATTCTGATGGCGTTGCATTGCAGACATTGACAGTTTCTGCATCTGGGGCCGGTAAAGTTGTCCAAACTGGATATGAAACAGACATCAATGGAACTGCGTTGTCTATTCAAAAGATTGAAATTCAAGCCAAAAATGGCAAACTGAGTTAAGGAGAAAACTGTGTCTGATTACACCAAAAGTACAAATTTTGCCACCAAAGACAACTTGTCTTCTGGCAATCCATTGAAGATTGTCAAAGGTACTGAGATTGATACTGAGTTCAACAACATTCAAACTGCCATTGCAACCAAGGCTGATTCAACAAGTCCTACCTTTACAGGTACAGTGACAATTCCTACATTGGCTGTTACAGGCACATCAACATTGACAGGTGTAGCCACATTAACTGCCCAACCAATTCTTTCTAGTTTGACAGCATCTAAGCCTGTATTTACAGACGCATCAAAAGGTTTAGTGTCTACGGGCACTTTGGGTGCAGATCAAGGTGGTACAGGGGTTGCAAACAATGCGGCAATGACTGTCACGGGTTCTGGAAACTTTGCTTACACCAGGACTTTGACAGGGGCAACAAACGTCACTTTACCCACAACTGGAACTCTGGCAACACTTGCAGGAACAGAAACATTTACAAACAAAACTTTGACCAGCCCTGTAATCGGTGGAACTCCTACAGGTGTGGGTGTTCTTACTTCTGGCACTGCTCTAGCCACCACATCTGGCACTACCATTGACTTTACTGGTATACCTAGTTGGGTGAAGCGAATTACAGTGATGTTGCAAGGTGTTTCTCAAAATTCTGCAACGCAAACTTTTATGCTTCAAATTGGTTCAGGAGGTTTTACAACTTCAGGGTATCTTTCTGTTGCTTCCTTTAATGCTCCATCAACAAATGTGGTATCAGTAACCACTGGTTTTGGCTTTGCTGGCCCTAGTGATGCAGCGGCGGCTTTTAGCGGAAATGCAACTATTGCGTTGCTTGGATCAAACGCATACACATTTACCTCTAACATGGCAGATGTTGGAAATACTCAGGCGCACTTTGGGGCTGGGTCTATAACTCTTGGTGGAGCACTTGATCGTGTTCGCCTAACCACTGTAGGTGGTACAGCCACCTTTGACGCTGGTTCTATCAACATAATGTACGAGTAACCATGATTGTTCATCACTTTTCTGATGGGTTATATGCCAAGGAAACGCACATAAGTGCGGGGCAGTTGCTCGTTCAGCATAAGCACAACTATTCACATTTTGGGATTCTTGCCAAGGGTAAGGTTGTGGTTGTGCAAGAAGGGGACATTCAGATTTTTGAAGCACCTGCTTGCATTGAGATAAAGGCTGGTGAGAGTCATGGCGTTAAGGCCATCACTGATGTAGTTTGGTATTGTGTTCATGCCACTGACGAGAAAGACCCGTCTAAAGTGGATTCTATTTTGATTGAAGGAGAATAATATGCCTTGGAGTTATATAGTTCCAGCCGCCACCTCATTGCTTGGCGGTGCAATGCAAGGAGATTCCTCCAGACGGGCGGCAGAAACATCATCCAATGCCCAACTTGAGGCGGCACGAATTGCTGCTGATGCGGCAAGGTTTCGCCCTGTTGGAGTAACCACTCGCTTTGGAGCATCTAACTTTGGGTTTGACCCATCTGGAAACCTATCAAGTGCTGGTTACACAGTATCTCCAGAACTCAAAGCATATCAAGATAGGTTGATGGCATTGTCTGGTGGCGCACTATCTCAAGCAGAAGGGGCGCAACAGCAATATGCGCCCCTTCAAGGTGCGGCACAGGGCTTGTTTAGTTTGGGTCAGCAGTATCTGGCTCAGTCTCCAGAACAGGTTGCTCAACAGTACATGGCTAAACAGCAGGATTTGTTGGCTCCAAGTCGTGAGCGTCAAATGTCTCAACTGCAAAACACTTTGTTCCAGCAAGGGCGTGGTGGATTGTCTGTTGGTGCAACAGGTATGCGTCCAGGCGGCGGTGCTGGTTTGGGTGCTGCATCTCCTGAGATGGAAGCGTACTACAACGCAATTGCTCAACAAGATGCGGCATTAGGCGCACAAGCACAACAAGCTGGTCAACAACAGGTTGCTTTTGGAACTGGTTTGTTTGGTACTGGTGCTAATTTGATGGGCCAATATCAGCAAGGTCAAGTTGGTGCATTGTCTCCATTCCAGTCATATTTGAGTGGGGTTCAAGGCATTGAAGGATTGGGTCAATCAGCTTTGGAAATAGGATCAAACTTGGGCGGTAGAGCATCTACTGCTGGTGCAAATGCTGGCAATTTCTTGCTAAGAGGTGGTATGGGTGCGGCAGAAACTGCCAGGTATGGCAATCAATACGATCCTTTTGCTTATGCCTTGCAAGGGTTTGGTCAAAATCGTGAATTTGGTAGAGGGATTGAAAATTGGATGCAGGGTAGTCGCAATGCTCAAGGGTATGGAACTGGCACTCGTCAATATGATGTTAACACTCCTTTCTAAGGAATAATCATGGCAGAACAAAATATCGTTCAGGGCTTGTTTGGCATGACCCCAGAGTCATATCAGCAACAAAGAGATGCTGAGGCATATAAAAGGGCGGCTGCATTTGGGCAAATGGATCCAATGCAAGCGGCTCGCACATCCATCTACTATGGTGCTAACCAGCTTGGCGGTGCTATAGGTGGAATGCTGGGTGCAGAAGACCCTCAACTGGTCAGGATCAGACAGCAACAGCAAGTGCTTTCAGGATTGGACGTAAATGATATTAAGTCTATTGCTGAAGCGACTATAAGAGCAAACCAAATGGGCAACCCCCAATTGGCTTTGCAATTGTCTGCTTTGGGTGATAAAGTTTTGGAACGTCAAGATTTATCGTTACAACGTCAAGATTTATCAGTAAAGCGTCAAGACGAGTTGCGTCAGCGTCAGGCGGCAGCGGCCTCTTTGGCTAGAACTCAAGCAGCTAGAGATGTGGTCTCAAGAAATTTAAGTGTTACCCCAGAAAACATCTATGGTCAATCCGTGGAAAGTGTGCCTGAAGTTGATGAGCAAGGATACCCATTGCGGTCTACTTTGCCTGGATACCAACCGCCAGAACTCAAATTTGACTATGCTCGACTTTTACCTCAATTGGTGGGAACCCCAGAAGGTCGTGCAGAACTTGCGACAATTGTTGCATCACAAAAGGCAATGAGGCCGGAGACTTTTGATTTAGCTGAAGGTACAAAAAGATATGGTTATGACGCAGCAGGGAATGTTATAAAAATAGCTGGTGTGGACAAAGAAAAGCCGCAACCTACTTTTGGCACAGAAGCTGAAAGAATTGCAAAAGCAGAATATGGAAGAAGGTATGGCGAATTAACTCCAGAAGAGTCTTTAATTGTCAATAAAAAAGTTGACGCTGTTGAATTATTAAAAGTTCCAAAAATAGTGGTTGATGTAAAAGACCCAACTGCTGTTGCCAAGGCAAGTCTTGACACTATGAACAAATGGGAAGGTTTTCTTAAATCTAGTGGAGATGTTGAACTTGCAAATCGTTATTCCAATTTGCAATCTTCAATTGAACTTGCTAGAAAAGGAAATCCCAATGCGGATGGAGCTAGTTTGTACAACTTGGCAAAAATTTATGATCCATCTGGCGCTGTTCAAGAGGGTGATAAAAAAAGCATTTTAGGAAATGCTAGCATACCTGACAGAGTTAAACTTCTAGCACAACAATTTTATGTGGGTGGTAGTTTTACTCCTCAACAAAGAACAAATATGCTTGCTATAGCTAAAGAAATTAGGGATCAAAGAAATACTCAAATTGAAAGATATAGAAAAGAATATGTAAATGTTATTATTAAATTTGGTGGAAGCCCTGAGTCTATCTTTAACCCATATTCAATAAATCAACAGCCAGCCAATTTATCTTCAATCATTACTGCCCCTGCAAGCAACTAAGGAATAATCATGGGACTAAGAGAAGACCAGATTGCACAAGCCAAGGCGATGAAATCGCCTGATGGTGAGAGAATGTTTACTGATGAGCAGATTGAGGCACATATTAAGTCGTTAGATTTGCAGCAAACATTTTCTCGCTCAGTGCTCGATCCCAATCAGCCAGACCCGCCATCACAAATTCTGCGATCTATGGCGCAGGGTTTGACATTTAACACAGCAGATGAAATTGAGGCTTATCTAAAAACACTTGATGGTGGTGATAGAGAAGCGGCCTTGCGTGATATACGCATGAAGTTAAAAAACTACCAAGCGGCAAGTCCGATTGCATCAACTGCCGCAGAAATTGTTGGGTCATTGCCATTAGCCGTTGTTGGTGGCCCTGCCGCTGGTTCAACACTATTGCGGTCTGCTGCCAAGGTCGCAGGGGTTGGTGCTGGTATGGGTGCAGCAAGTGGCTTTGGTCGAGCTGAGGGCGATGTACTTGATAGACTTGCACCAGCAGCAGTAGCTGGAGCAACAGGCGCTGTAGCAGCCCCGTTAGTCTTTGGTGGCATGAAGTTGGTTGGTAAATTGACTGACCCAGTGCTAGATTTTGCCACTAGAAAGTTTGGTGATAAATTTTCTAAGTCAGTTGAAACTGAAATAAGGCGCATCACTGAAGCAACAAGGATGACACCAGACGAGATTGTGCAGCGGGTGGCTAATGGTGAGCCTTTATCTGAAAACCAAGCCTTGTTAAGTGCAGTGCGATTGCTTTATGCACAGGGCGGTCAACCAGCCAGCATTTTGAGAGAGTCATTAGGAACTAGGCCAACGGCTTTGCGTGAAGGTGTAATTGCAGACATCCAACAAACATTGGCTGGTGACATTAAAGACCCCAATGTTCTGCGTGGGTTTAAGGCTTCTGAGGCTGAACGCAAAGTAGTTAGAGGTCAGTTGTATGACCAAGCATATGAGTCTGGTGGAATTATTACCCCAGAAATGCTGTCTGCACTTAGAGAGGCATTAAAAAGAGCGCCTGACTCTGTTGAAAATATCAATGCTTTGTACTTAGCAAAAACTGGGCAAAAACCATTTTTTAAAATTGACGAGACTGGTGAGATTCAATTTATTAGAGCGCCAAACATTCAGGATATGGAAACAGCTAGGCGCGGCATCCAGACAACAATTAACAACAAATTCAAATCAGGTCAAGGTGATGTTGGGACAGAACTTAAGCCTTTTGAATTGGCATTAAGAGATGAGATCAACAAATCTTCTCAGGCGCTTAAAGACGCTAGGACAACTGCTGCCAGCAATAAGACCACAACAGAATCATTTGACGCTGGCAAGAAAGCCTTTGGGAAAAGTCCAGATGAAATTGAGATTGAATTTCAAGCTATTGTTGCAAAAGGCAGTGACGCTGTGTCAGCATATCGGGCTGGTGTAATGGATCAGTTGCGGTCAAAAATGACAATGGGCGGCAGGACAACCATGATGGGCAAATTGGAAGACGCTAATACAAAAGAAGGTGCAATTTTTAGAGTAATTTATCCTCAAGATAAGGTTGACAGCATATTGAAACTGGCTTCAACTGCGGCACAGTCTCAACGGGCTGCTGGAAAAGTCATGGGAGGTTCAGACACTTTTGCAATGCAAGCTGAAGCAAAGCAACAAGGGATAAACATTTCTGGTGAAGAAATTTCATCTGTTTTGAGTGGCAATCCTTTTAGTGTTGCAAGAGTTTTAGGCAAATGGATGCAAAAAAATGAGCCAAATTTGACACCAGAACAAAAGCAAGAAGTTGCTAGAATTTTAATTTCTACAGACCAAGATGTTGTCAAAAAAGCATTGTTGGACAATTCAAAGTGGGACGAAATTCAAAGAAAAGCAAGAGCAATTTCTAACAGCATTACACGCACAACACCTGGCCTGTTTAATGTCCCAGCTCAAAATCTAAGAGAAATGATTTCACAATAAGGAGTAAGACATTGATCCTCTCACCCTTCTGGCAATGGCAAATGGCTGTGTCGCAGCTATTCGCAAAGGCTGTGAACTCTATAAAGAGGTCAAGGGAACTGTTGCCGCAGCCCAAAAGACTGTTAAAGAGGTCACGGCTATTGCTGAAGAAGTGGGTGGCTTCTTTGGGTTCTTCAAGAAGAAAAAGCCCAAGCCCACAGCAACTCCAGTTGCAGCCAAAGCAAAAAAGGCAGAGG